GATATTTGTATTCTTGTCTATTTTGATTAGAGAAACTGACGAAGATGCTGAGCAAGAGGTTGCATCTATTCCAGAAGATCGGAAAACTATTAATGGTTCTCCAATTTATGGATCAAAAGAAACAGTAGCTAAAAAGATTATTGAGCTGTCTAACCTTGGTGTTACGGACATATTCTTTAGCCAGTTTGATCAATGGCATGACCCCAAAGAGATACACCAATTTTTAAACGAACTATCTGATGCTGGCATTATCAGGTAAAGTTTGGTATAATTAATTCAAGTAACTAAGGATGGTTTCATATGTATGAATATTTCGTAAAGGAAGTTGTAAAGGTCGTTGATGGAGATACCATTGACGTTATTATTGATCTAGGATTTGACATTATGTTTGCTTCTAGAGTAAGACTGGCTGGCATTGATACCCCAGAGTCACGTACTGCTGACAAGAAGGAAAAGGCCCTGGGCCTAGAGTCAAAGAAGTATCTTGAGACTAGGATTAAGGCAGCGAAGAATGTCGTTATTAAGACTGAGAAGCTAGATAGCTCTGAGAAGTATGGTCGTATTCTTGGCTGGATCTATCTTGATGGTGAGGGCAATTCTGTAAACCACGAGATGATTGAGAAGGGTTACGCCTGGGGATATCTGGGTGACACCAAGGTTAAAGACTTTGACGCATTATTGGCTAAGAGAAATGCAAAGTAATAATCCATCTGAGGATATGCTAGACCAGCTAATCCTTGACGGTATTGTTGAACCAGCTGGACTGGATATGGATACTGGAGAAATGCTTTATGCGTTTACGGAAAAAGGCAAGAACGAGGTTCCAGCCATTCGCAAAGAAGCTGAGAAATATTTCGATTCTGTCATAATGTATTTTTGGGAGAATGGTTTTATATCAATGGATGTTGCTGAAAAGAATCCAACGATAACCATAACCGAAAAGGCATTTGATCCAGATGCAATTGCGAAACTAAGCTCTGAAATGAAGCAAGCACTTAGTATAATTAAAGATGCTTTGAGAATAGACTAGTTGTATAATTAATTAGGTGGTATAAGTGGAGTTTGTTTTAGGTATTCTGTTTGCATTTGCAACAATATTTTTTGTTCGCAAAGTTGTGCTTTCAGATTCAGTAGTTGCTGATTTAGCTGTGCAAAAAATAGTATATAGACAAACATACATTTATGAGCTTACTGCACCATTTTTGCAGAACTATTCCATAAAGATTTCAATGCCAAAGACCCAGGCATTTGAGTATGAGGCTAAGAATAAGCTTAGGATCTTTGTCGCTGATGACAAGGCATACTGGATCAAGAACAACGCTTTCTATGAGGCTAACCTCGTAGATGGCATAATTGATGAGTCTACTACAAAAGTAGTTGACACAATGGGTATGAATAAGGTAGAATTGGACAAGATGATTTTTATTGTTCAACAACTTACGGAGGGTATGACAAATGATGGTGGGAATACAGGGAACTAAGGCATTCAATGACTATGCCGTTTTCTTATCTGGAATGGCACTAGTTCTTAGAAGGCTTAAGGACCAGGACACAGACCTAACTATCTTTTCTGCAGGACCTAAGCGTGTAAGCGATATGGCTCTAGAGTTTGTGAATGTTTCAAACTTTAAGGCTAGGGGCATTACTGCTAAGGTAGTTAGAGTTCCTGAGAGATGGGTCAAAGAAAATCATCACAAGCTAGAAATGTTTTCTTACTTTGCAAATGATAAAGAGTCATTCTCTGAGCTTGTAAACTTTCTAGACAGTAAAGATGTAGATGTGCAGGTGCACAGATACCATGCTGCTAGATAAGGTCGTGCGGAATATGCACGACCAATTCACTAATAAATCCAATGCATATGGGAGTGATCATGTTAATTAAGTCACTTAAGAAAATGGAAGAGATCGTAAAAAACGATAAGTCTCTTTCATGGCGTGGGTGGGATGTTGTCCATCGTACGCCAAATCCTACTGCCTGGTCTAAGCCAGACGGTGCCTTTTACAAGGGTAGGTGGTATACTCAAAAGATATTTGTTGTTTCCACTGAGGGCTGGGAGATTCCAAACAAGTTTGTGAGGTAGCTAATGCAATCTCAGAAATGGAAGGAATCTGCTTCCTGCAAGGACTACGACTGGAATCTATTCTTTGATAAGTATGAAGAAGATACGCTGTTGCGTGGTGCTATTGATGAACTCTGTTCTCAGTGTCCAGTTGCAAGGCAATGCTTTGCTGTTGGAGTATCTCAGAAAGAGTGGGGTGTCTGGGGAGGTGTCTACCTTGAGGGTGGAAAAATCTCTAGGGAATTCAACAAACATAGAAACAAGCAAAGCTGGGGAGAGACCTGGAAGTATTTAACGATGGATAGGAAATAATGTATACAGATGCTATGCGTAGGGCCTTTCATTCGATAACGCCTCCAAAAAACTTTTCCCTTCAACTTATTGATCACGACCACTTTATCACAGTCAAGGCAAGCGAGAAGCAGTTTATGAAACTACTTGACGAAGATAAGCGTAGTGCAGTAGAATATATGGTGAGGGTAAAGAAAGCCCTTGAGGATAATGGTGCAATAGTTTTGTTGGTCCGTGAAGGAGGGGTAGAGCAATGATTATATCAATTGAAGTTATTATAATTGCAATACTTTTCTTTGTTGCCTTTGTTTTATTTGCAGCAATGATACGAGCCAGACTAAGAAATACAAAACTAACTGCAACAATAGGCCAGTTAATTGTTGATAAGCAAACGCTTGGTGACGAGCTTGATAGACTGTCTTTTATATCATCCAACAGTGCTGATATTGAGAATGGTTTTATTAAGTTTTTGTCAGAAACCAGGGAAACCGCATACGAATATATTCAAGATGTTCAGACATCTATAGCAGAACTAAAGGATGCAATAGAGTCTGGTAACGAAGAGGATATTGCAGTTGCATATAAAAAACTAATAGACTTCCTACCATCTAGTTCTACGGGTATGATAGACTAGATGTGAGGAAATATGTTACCACTAAAAGATCAGAAAGATATTGCGTCTAGCCTTGCTTCTATGAAATGCAAGAGCAGTATTTGCGTTATATCTGGATGTAATGATACGGCATTGACGGTGTATGATGACTCTGACGACAGAGAACTACCTATGTGCGATGTACACTACAGGCTGATTAGTTCACAAACTTTGTGGTAAACCAAACAAGGAGAAATAATGAATAAGGCAGTAATTGATTCCTATCTTAGGAACTTGCTAGGTTCGCTACTTGGTGCAATCACCATCGTATCAACTAGCTCTGGTATCGCATCACCTATTGACTACGGTATTGGTGAGTGGTTGCTAGTAGCTAATGCTCTATGGGCATCTGCAGTACCAACTCTAATCCGTTGGGTAAACAAGAAGGATCCAGCATTTGGTCTTGTTGCACAGGCAGTAGCAGCTTCTGTTACTACTAAGCTAGAGACTGCAGCTGAGGAGGCTCCTAAGAAGGCAGCTCCAAAGGCTCCAGCTAAGGCTCCAGCAAAGAAGCCAGCTGCAAAGAAGACTGGTGGCAGTGGCTCTAAGCCAACCAACCAGGCTCAGTAAAACTAAATAAGAGATTGGCGGATTGCATATTACTTGCAGTCCGCCTTTTCTTTTGCTATAATATATATGCCTGCCATTTGGGGGCAATTAACTCGCTTAATATAAGGAGATGATATATATGGTTATTTTTAATGACCCATTCGGAAGCCTTGCTCAGGAATTTGAGAAGGTATTCAATCAGCCAGTAAAGGCATCTTACCCACCATACAACATTAACAAGATCTCGGACGAGCACTATGTCCTGGAGTTTGCCGTTGCTGGATTTAACCAGAAGGGCATTGATATCTCAGTAGAGAAGGATGTGCTAACTGTTAAGGGTGAGCGTCATGAGGATGAGAGGGCCAACTATGTTCACAAGGGCATTGCTGGTCGCAAGTTCACACGATCATTTAGTCTGCCAGAATATTTTGAGGTAGACAGGGCATCTATGATTGATGGAATTCTGTACATTGATTTGTACAAGCGTGTTCCAGAGGAAAAGAAGCCAAAGAAAATCGCTATCAGTTAGTGTATAATTAAAGAGTCCCCACACAGGGCAAGGTTTGTTCATTACCTTAGGATGATGTTAGTTACCATTTTATGCTGGGCAACGCCAAGGTGCTGTGTGGGGATTTTATAATTTCCGTGGTATAATAACAGCATGACTACACACGCCACTATTAGCCTGTCCAGCGAGACAGCCACACGACTTACCCCTAACGGACTACACTCTGGAATGGATATTACTATTCAGAACATAAGCGAAGCAAACTATGTTTATATTGGTGGTGAAGGAGTTAATCTTCAAGACTTTGGATACCGACTAAATCCTGGCTCAGCTATTTCATTTGAGTTGCCAGGCAAGGATGCACTATATGCAATCGCTGATACTAATGAAACTATGATTGCTGTGCTAAAGACTAACCTAGAGGTTGGTATCTAATGGCAAGGTTTACTGGTGCTTCTGGCAGTGGGTCTGGTGCCCCAGGACCAAGGGGTCCAGAAGGTGATTCCGCATATGATGTGGCAGTAGCCAATGGTTTTGTTGGTACAGAGCAGGAGTGGCTAGACTCTCTTGGCGGTGGTACAGCAAACATTGCTGACTTCATTTTTACAGATAATGGTGGAGATAGTTCAATAACTCTTCCTGGTGATAAGGGCATGAGGATTGAGGCAGGATCTGATAGCGATCTATACATAACTGCTGGAGATGACCTTTACATTCAAACACTTGGATCGGGCGATGACATTCATCTTAATGCAGCAGATGATATTCGTTTTACAACAAATAACGAAGACTTTGAGTTTGAAACAGTTCCTCAATGGTCAATGGATTCCGAGGGAAGGTTCCAACTTCCTGGTTCAGGATATATTTCTAACCCAACTGGATCTTCAGGTGATGGATATGGCAACGACACAATTGTTCTTTTTCCAGACACAAATAACGGGTCGACAGATCAACAAATTATAATTGATCCAACTACACCAAACCACATTCATATTCGTGCTGGAGGAGTGCAAGATTATTCTTCTGCAGAACTCATTCTTGGTGGCGAGAGAGCAGGAGTGCACGTAAGCGATCAATCTGGATACGTAGGCATTCAATCAAAGCAACAAGACCTTTCTTGGTCATACAACAACATTAACGATGTTGAAGGAACGATATTTCGTGTAAACACTTCAGTGGCAGAACCAGACTACAATGATTTTACTATATATGATGGTGTTAAATATATCATTAATAATGTAACAAGAAACGAAGCAGATAACACTACAGAATATACTGCTATTTCAAGCAATGGAACACAGTTTAGTTTCTTCCCTGGATGGAATTATACATTCAATAGAGATCAAGGTCAGCACTACTGGTATTTTGATAATCAGGGATATCTTACTGGTCCAAATCAGGGTGGGCTGTTAGTAAATGATATTGAAAGAAACAATGGTGGAGATCTTAATGTTGTTGCTTCAGAAGGTGGATCTGTTGTTCTTAATGGATCTAGCGGAGAGTATTTAAATGACCCAACAATCGGAACAAACCAAATTGCAACTATTGGAGATATAACAACGGCAGTAGGTGTTGGTGGTAATGGAGAGGTCACAAGATGGTCTCCAAACTTCCAGGCAACTGGTCTAACCTTTACTGGATCAGGTGCCACATACCCCACATACAATTCTCACTATGTGAAGAATGGTCGTATGGTTAGTTTCTGGATTGAGATTGATCTTGCTACCGTGACAAACTTCGGTACAGGTCAATACATTACAGCTCTACCATATGCTCCACTTGCTGGAACAATGAATCACTTCCAGGCATGGGCAAATGTAGATCCAACAGTCAACCCAGATATTGCAGGACACGTTGTATTGCAGGCAGACCACTTGGCTAACACCACAGCACTTGACCTACACTACTTAAAGCAGGCTGGTGGAGCAAACTCTCCGCTTATGGAAGCAATGTTTACACAAGATGCACCAGCAGAGTTAACTACATCAAGCAAGATTTATATCAACGGTACCTACATTACTGCTGAGTAATCTGCTATAATATAACCATGCCATATCACGTTGGAGAAAAAGGGTCGTACGGTTGCTCAGGCTACCCTGCGGTAAAAGATGACGGAACCGTAATGGGTTGCCACACTACAGCTGAAGAAGCTGCTAATCAAATCTATGCTATTAATCAGTCTGAAGGTAATATTGACGAAAAGGAAATGATTACCAATGATGGTGGTATGGGTATTAAGAATCCAGATGAGTGGCCAGTAAAGAAGGCAGACCCTTGTTGGGAGGGCTACACTCAGCGTGGCATGAAGCCAGGAGACGGTGGCAGGATGGTTCCTAACTGTGTTCCAGTGTCTAAGGCAGATGCTGAGATCACTGAGGGTGACTTCGTAATCGCACTTACATCTGAGGGACCAGTTGTTGGTCAGGTAGAGCATGTAATGCGTGAAGGTGGAACATATGGAGAACCAGGCAACCCATATGCAGTTCAGTCTACACCAGAAAATCCAGCGGTAGCTATTAGAATGCTGGAAGAAGAAGACGGAGTATACTATTACACACCTTATTCTATTGGTGCACTCATGTCTGATGTAAATAGAATTAACATGCCTAATATTAGTATGGAAGATTATGAAGATGAAAAACTTATGGATAAAGCTGAGGGCTATTCTCCTCCTGCTGGTGCCAGGTCTGCTGCTCGTCGTGCTATTAAGTTCAAAGAAGACGGCAAAGCCAAAGGTGCAGGAACTGCTGTTGGATGGACTAGAGCTAGACAGTTGGCTAATGGAGAGACACTCTCGCTCAGCACAGTAAAGCGTATGTTCTCATACTTCTCTCGCCATGAAGTAGATAAGAAGGGCAAGGACTGGGGCAACCAGGCTAACCCATCTAATGGATACATTATGTGGCTTGCATGGGGTGGAGACGCTGGCTTCTCTTGGTCACGTAGAATTGTTGAGAGTGCAAAGAATAAAGCATTGTTTGCTGACTTTGGTAAGGATTGGACCACTTCTCGTGGCATGCCAGATCTATTCAAGTCTATCGGAGTAGGCTCTATGGTTTCTTGGAACTCTTCTGGTGGTCGTGCAGAAGGAAAGATTACTAGAATTATTCGTGATGGTCGCTATAAGGTTCCTGGAACAGAGGTAACGGTGACTGGAACTCCAGAAGATCCAGCTGCAGTAATCCGTTTGTATCGTGACGGAAAGCCTACAGACACCATTGTGGCCCACAAGCTAAAGACTCTACGAGGCAAGTAATATTCTAGGGGTACATATATATACCCCTAATTTGCAATTAAGCTTTTAAGCCTCTTGCTCCCTAGTATAAGTTCTAATCTTATGGCAATTAGCACACACAACATCACACTTTTTTACTTCAGCCCAGGCAGCCTCAACACCATAGGTTCGTAATACCCTATAGACAACATCTATTTTTTGGAATTCTGGTTTGTGATCAAACTCAAGAACGTAATGTGGGAAATGGTTTCTGCAATCAGCACAGCCGTTTTTCTCTTTATAGAGATGCAACTCTTCTAAAGTCTTATGTAATTCTTTTTTCTGTTTGGCTGATTTGACCATACATACTAATTATACCAGCATTAGTATTTATTGTCTTTGTAGAAGCCATCCCTGGAAATAAAAATTGGAAGAACATACCTCACTGGTCCAGCCTCAACTGCTGTTACTCCATGGGTCCATTGTTCTGTTGTCGGGAACGCTAAGAGAGTTCCAGCCTTAGGCTTTAGACTTATTCCAAACTTAGAGAAGAATACCTCGCCACCATTGTAGTTATCATTTACATATGCAACTAGTGCATAAACTAGAGATGGGTCAGTGTGGTTGTCTACATGCTCCGTAAGTGCAACGCCTTCGTACTGTCTTTGAATAATTCCTACAGCGGATGAGCCACCAATGCCATCAATTCCGCTAAATAGATCACGAATAGACTTATTTATCTTTTGAGTTACTGGAAGATTGTTAATCTTAAGAATCTTATCATTCCAGTTTGTGGTTAGTTCTAGCTTTCCCTCTGCAACTAGATTATAAATGTCACGCCTACCAAACTTAGCATCACAGAAGTCTTCCATGTTTTCTAGATAGGCACCTTCCCAATCTTCCTGGGTGGCATTTTCACCAAGCTTAAGAAGCTCTAGCCGATCTTCCTCAGATAAAAAGTTTTCAATTAGAAATATCTGGTCAGCAATCTCAGTTGCGTCATATCCTTTGTTATGTAAGTATTCTTTAGTAAGCATGGTTATATTATACACTATCCTAAAATATCGTTGTGGGGAGTATGGGACTTGAACCCATGACCGAACGATTATGAGTCGTTTGCTCTAACCTGCTGAGCTAACTCCCCAAATTACTACTCGTAAAGAGCAGCAATAGTTTTAGGGAATGCATCCTTAGTTAAATTAAGAACAGCCTCAGCGTACTTTTGAATCTCATACTGAGCATCATGCTCTAGTCTTTGATCTAGGAATGTGAGGACTCCCTGTAGTGATACCGTCCAACGCCAACGTACGTACATACCATAGGCAGGCAAGAATAGTCGTGCAATCTCTGGAGCAATACCGTCCTCAAGTGCCTGGTGATAGTTGTCTATGCCCAGCACAACAGCTTCACAAAGCCTGCTAAAGTGCTTCTCACCAATCTTCTCGTCTACTGGCTCTCCAGATCCCTGCTTACTGTTTGCAGGCTTAGAACGCCATTCATTAGGCAAGGGAATGTAAAACTTCTCTTCCTCAGTAATGTATCTACGGGATGACTCGTTCCATCCATTCTGGTCATCAATGTGGCTTGATGCTACTGCATACTTCCACCACTGTCGTGCTACAAAAAGTGGGGCATATACTTCAAAGGTAAGAGCTGCATGTCTAAAAGGACTAGTGTGCTTCTCTCTCAATAGAAAGTTAATTAGCTTAGCATCCTTCTCAGTAAATTCTGTAGACTCTTTATCATAAGATACTCTGGCAGCATTGACTACTGCTAGATCATCTCCCAACACGTCTACTAGCCTAACGTAGCCTTCATCAAGGACGTTTACTGGTTCTGGTGTGGTTCTAATGTATACTGTCATTCTGTTGGCCAATCCTCATCTAGCACCATCATAGCAATGGCACTGTAATTTAACATGTCTAGGAAACTGTCCCTTAGACTTTCATTTTCTGGTGTAGCACCGTTATCAATCAGATGATTAATCCTAGACATCTTGTCGTGCATTCGCACACGAAGCCCGTTTAGTGGACCTCCAGGAGCAAAAGCAATGTTCTTTGGACCGTAGTCTGACTGCTTCTTTACAAGGACCTCTAATGCCTCTTCGTAATATGGGGAAGCAAGAAGCCTAAATGCAGAAAGATCTCTAGTCATTTACTTCCTCAATAACAGCTACAATATCACGGTATGCAAGGATAAGATAGTCTTCTCCATCAAACTGCACCTCCGTACCCTGATACTTAGCAAAGGCAACCTTGTCACCAACCCCTAGGTCTGGCTTCATTAGAACACCATTGTCAAGCTTTAGTCCTGGACCAACCGCTACAACAATAGCTTCGCTTGGTCTTTCTTCATTAAGTGCAGACAGGATAAATCCACTTGCAGTTGTTTTGTCCTGTTCCTTGATAGGCTTTACTACTACCTTGTCATTCAACGGTTTGATCATTATTAATTATCTTTCTTAACTTAAATAGTGCGATACTGAGGTGTCCACCAACAGCTAGTTCTTCTAGCTCTTTTAGGATTCTCTCTTGTGCCTTCTGTTCCCCATATTTCACTGCAGTAGCGACTGCACCAGTTTCACTTGGCTTCATTGGAGACAGGGCGACAGAATATTCAAATTGACCCACGTGGTCTCCTAATACATAGTCGATATCTGGAATGCTCATTCTAAAAGTATATAGCCTTCACAGTTGATTGTCAAGCAGCAAGAGCATTGATCTTGTCTGGTTGGAATCCTGCCCAAGAGTCAGAATCTGTAATCACAACTGGGGCAGATTTAAATCCCATAGACATAACCATCTCAAGTGCTGAGTCATCTTGAGTTATATCAACCGTATCGTAATCAATTTCTAGCTTGTCAAGCATTCGCTTGGTCATGTCACACTGCACACAGGCAGGCTTTACATAAACGGTTGTCATGTTAACTCCTTGTTAAATAATGAATCTATTATACTTATGGCTTTATACAAAAGCAAAAATAAAATATAACGAAATGATAAAGATGACCCAATCAGTTGGATCACTTAGACTATTTTACCATAAAGCGTTTGTCCTGTAAATAGGCAAGACATGTTAAATTGTCAGCGGTATGACTAATGTTTGATAAAAGCTCTTCAAAATTAATTCCATACGCAACATATCCACAGACACATTTATATGAAATTGGCAGCATAATATATTATACCTATGTTATACTATTGTAATGATATGTCCACTATGTAACCAGGCAATGATGGTTCCAATTATTTATGGCTACCCAACAGAACACCTGGTAGAGCAAGCTCGCCTAGACAAAATTGTTCTTGGTGGAACCGTATTCAAGGAATACACCCACTTTTGTCACAACTGCCAAACAACTTATCCAGAAATAGAAGACTAAAGAATCTTTCTTAGCTCTTCTTTTGATACAATGCCAGCAGCCGAACCAACAGCCTTTCCATCAGAGAAGCTGATAAAGAATGGTGCAATTGTAGGTGGCTGAGATTTAATCAACATCTTAATAAGATCTGGATCTTCATCATAATTTACCCTGGAATAAGATACATCAGGATTTTCTTTTAGAAATTCTTGAATGACTGGCTCCATAGCTACCGAAGCCTGTGAGCTCTTGTTGCTGAACTCAATAATTTCTTTTTGTGTCATACCTCTATTATACACAGTCTTATAAAAGAGGTAGTTAAAATAGACTGTGAATGAAAACTTTTTTTGCAATAAATGTGACCAGCCAATGTCAAGAATTGTCTATGGCTATCCTACACAGGCAATGGTAGAGCTTGCAGAAGAAAATGAATGGGTATTGGGTGGATGTATGATAAGCCCAATAAAGTTTTACTGCAAAAACTGTAAGTCATCCTGGTCCGAAGACCTCGGATTTGACTCCTGAGACTTGATCCACTCTTCAAGAATTCCCATAATCCTTGCACCAGTTATTTCTACTGCAGTGTCACCATAATCAATAATGTAAGTATTCTCTGGAGAGAGAAAGTATTTAAACTTTGATGTGGTTGGCTTCTCCATTATGCAGAGACCAACCTACGCTTTACTGGGTCAAACATCTTTGGCCTCTTCTTTGAAGCCTTACCGTTATTACGCTGAGAGTTACGGTCTCCCTTACCCTTCTTAACTGCCACGATTACTCCTCTTCTCTGTAGTCTTCTGCTAGTTTAACCCATTCATTCTTAGTAAAGATAGATGGGGGCTGGGATCTATCCCAAGGCTCTACAATAATCTCGCTACCATTTTTCCATATAACAAAGTTATAGTCTCCCTCACGAGGCTTTCCATCAGCCATACGCTTTTTCCAGAGGGTATGCCACTTGGCATTCTGAGTATCAGTGTTAATCTTATTCATAACTTAATCAAGTACCTAACTGCGTCTACATACCCAGCCTTAATAGCATTCTTTAGCATCTTGTGAGATGAGCTATTAAACTTTGGTAGCTCTGAAAAGTATACCACGAATTGAACATCTGGATATGCTGCCTTAATCAGAGCACCGTTAGCAATAGCTTTCTTTACATTGTCTGTACGCCTAGCACCAGGACGCTTGTTGCCCTTAGCCTCTCCACCTTTGGCCTCAATGTAAAACTGCCTGCCTACAATATCCTTGTATGCAAAGTCAGCCTCAACACCCACATCCTGCAACACAACATGCTTGTCAATCTTTTTAATGCCAGTACGGGATAGATCTTCTAGGACCATATCTTCAAATAGGTCACCAGACTTTTTGCTTTCTGCTTGGAACATCGTTTCCTTTCAACGAACTGTAATATTGTGCCATTGACATAAAGGTTTGTCAAGTATATTTTTGGGTGGTGATCTTATGCTATAATTAATTATGCAAAAAACTTGTAAAGACTGTAACCTTGAAAAGTCTGAAGGTGAGTTCTACAAACAGTATAACAAAAAAGCTAATAAGTATTATTATAGATTAAACTGTATATCTTGTGAGAACGAAAGAGCTAAACAATATCACTTAAAAAATAAAGCAAAGAGAAGTCTGCAAAATAGAAGCTGGAACCTAAAGAAAAAGTTTGGCATAGGTGCAGAAGAGTATGATAAGATGCTTTTGTCACAAAACGGTGTTTGTAAAATATGCAAAAAAACAAATAGCGATAGGGGCCTGGCAGTAGACCACGACCACAAGACTGGAAAAGTCCGTGGATTACTATGTACAAAGTGTAATACTGGCCTTGGTCAGTTTGAAGACAGTGTAGAAATGTTAGAGCTGGCAGCTCAGTATTTAAGGGCTTGACTTTGGTATTCAGAGAGGATATAATTGTATGGCAAAGGGCGATGGTAGGTTTGGTTGGTGCTTCCAGGGAATCCATGACCAGTGCCTCGTTGTAACCTCACAAGAGATAAGGTGTAGCTGTACATGTCACAGTTCGTAATGGCTAAGCGTGATACGTTTATTAATCTAATGAAAAATATGGATGCAGAGACTGCAATACCCCAGGGTACTCGCATGTTCCTCATCACATCTGACAAACAAACCAAATGGCTAGAGCCTGACGAGATCTGTGTATATACACCAGAGCATGGGCTAAATTATACATATAAGGGAGACTGGGTAGACTATGGATCTATTTGAGACTGAGTGGGACATTGCCTTCAAGGCTGGTCAAGAGAATGAGCGTGAACGCATTTTGAAATGGGTTGAAGCAACTACAGATTGGGACGACTTCGGAGAATTTATTGTCTATAAAGACGAGCTAATCGCACTAATCAAAGGAGAGCAGAAGTGAGTCTGCAAAATATCCTTGACATCATGCAGAGTGCCATGATAGTATTGCTTGCAGTAAATATTTATATACTTAGCAAAAGGCAAAAATGACTGAGATGATTGGACACTACCAGGAAGACAAGATTAAAAGTCTTTTTATTGGTAGGAAAGTTGTAAAGGCTGATGGTTCTGAACTTACCCTGGACGATGGCACTATCCTGCAAGTAATTCCTAATGATGGTGGATGTAGTTGTGGTGCTGGAGACTACTACCTAGATAATCTTAATAAGTTTGATAATGTTATTACAGATGTTGAGATTAAGTCTATTCCCTATTCTGATGACAGGTGGGAGTCTAGTTACACCTACCAGCTATTTGTATATTCTGGTGGTATTTCAACATCAGTAGCTGACATCAAAGGTGATGATGGTAATGGATACTATGGTACTGGATTTGAAATTTATGTAAAGCATCGTCCAGCACCATCCAAGCCAAAGGCAGAATTTATTAATATTTTTGATAAGACTAATTGGGAAGAGCAATGAATGAAATGCAACAAGAGATAGTTAGACTATCGAACATCTGGATGCGTTTTGTGGGGGTAGACCATCATAAAGATCGTGACTGCCACTGGTATATCCAGAAGTATTATTCTTATGGAGAAAAGCCATATTACCTAGCATCTCATCATGGATACATTGGCGATGACTTTGAGGGTAGCAAGTGCGTTACCCTGGAAGAAGCAGAAGAAGAGCTTCTTAATGCTATCAAGTTTCAAATCCACAAGGCAAAGAAGTGGGTGTCTCGTAATCTAGAGGAAGCAAAGAGCATTAGTCCAGATGATGAGTTTTACTTTATGGGTAGCGTAGAAGAGTATGAGCGTATGATTAGCATATTGAATGAGGCATAATGAGCTTTGAAAGATTTAGTACATCAGATGTTTATGTATTTGAACATGTAGGTGGATTTATACAATGCTGTGGATGCTTGCTGGGAGATGACTGGGACTACAATACTCCACGTGAAATGCTTGCACATCTTGATGAGCATGAAGCTGCAGGGCATGACATAGGCAGATCTCGTATTAGAATCCTAGAAGAATACCCTGACCTAGATATTAATATTGATCCATATGTAATATCTCCAGAGGTGAGTGAAAGAATCAGGGCAAGACTAAGAGCAGCTTTTGAGCAGCATCCACCACAGGGATTTAGAGATACAGCCAATGGAGAGTAAGTTCGGGCGGTAAAAGCTCGGCGGTAAATAAGAGATCACTCCAAGCACAAGTGCTTGACATTCTCTACCATTCCCTGTATACTTTCATTAAACAAACAATATCTTTCATTTAAGGAAAGCATGAAAAAGAAGTTAAAAAAGCTATACGAAGAAGTACAAGCACAACACAACTACATCTGGGATTCTGGCTTTAATGCTGGTATCCAAATTGGCATGTACGAAACTATTGGTATTTTAATGTTCCAGGCTGAGAAGCACGGTACTGATGCCAACATTAACGATCTTATTAAACTAATTAAAGAAGAGATTCCAACCATCGCAGAAAGTTATAGCTAATGGACGAATTTCTAAGAAGCACACTAGGCTCTGCCTATGCGTATTACATTGCCTTTGGAATCCTATTTGTATGGTGGCTAGTAGCTAGGAAGAAGTAATGCAAACCTTCCTACCATACAAAAGCTTTTCCAAGTCTGCACAGGTGCTAGACAATCGTCGCCTAAATAAGCAAATCCTAGAGGGCTACCAAATTCTTAAGGTCCTTAGTACAGATGATCCATTTGCTGCATGGCGTAACCATCCTGCTGTGCTGATGTGGAAGAATGCTGAGCTAACTCTGTTTAACTATGTACTTGCCATGGTTAAGGAGGCAGATGTGCGAGGTATTAAAACTGACAAGAACCTACACAATATTCTAACTCTTAAAGCAAGTAAGTCTGGCTCCTGGAGAAACAAGATGCCAGCATGGTATTCTGACGGGGTAAAGGTAGATAGACTAACTGAATCACATAGAGCAAACCTATATCGTAAAGACCCAGAATATTATGACAGGTTTGTGAACGATAAGGCTAACCCTTGCTGTGATAAGTGTCAGTACTATTGGGTAACTCATGAGGAGAGAAATGGTAAGTAAGCAACACTGCCCTGAATGTGGCTTTGTAATGATGTTTAGCATTGAAGAAGATAAGACTGTATACACCTGTGTCAATACACATGATGCAGTTATCAAAGATGACTATGAGCTAGGTCCTAACCTGGATATTCTATTAGAATACCTAAAGCGTCCATGATAGTCAGCAAGAGCAGATCGTTTGCTAAGTCCATAACCTGGAGGGTCATAGCAATCATCAGCACATTTGTAATAGGATACATTATGTCAGGTAGCCTAGCCTTTGCTGCTTCCCTATCCCTGGTGTCAAACCTTATTAACTTTGTACTCTATTATGTACATGAAAGAGTATGGCTCAAGATAGATTGGGGTAAGTCAGTTGAAACAAAAACCAATTAGAGGTAATAAGACAAACAAGCGTAGGATACAGTTTGCCAATGGATCTTTGGAAAGAAAAATAGCTCACCAGGAAAAAGAGCAATCTAAGTTTGATGCAGAGACAGAGCGTATGATTAAAAAATTTTCGGGGAATAAAAAGGATCCTTCGTAATCCTATATAATATAATCCATGAATAACATATACGAAATATTAGACTTTCTTGCTCAAGAAGAACTAGCCATGCTAGATGAATTAGTCTCAAGACAAACAGAAAAAACAGAAGATACTAATCTTGGTAGAGTTGCCTATACAATTTCTTTAACAGAATCATTGGCTAAGTCTATTCATCAAAAGGTTCAGGATATTGTTGGACACAACATCCCATCCTTATCACCAGTTATATTTGTAGACTATGATGGACGATATGGTCAACCCAACCTTCCTCCACACTTTGATGGAGATAATAACAGTGTGATCGTTGACTATCAGTATAGGTCCAATACTTCCTGGGGACTAGGGGTAAACACGACGGTATATGAAATGCAAGACAACAAAGCTGTTATATTTAACCCTAATGAATATCCTCATTGGAGACCACATAAGACTTTCCAAGATGGAGAGTATATAACTATGGCATTCTTTAGATTTGCTGGAGACAAGGATTATTCCAGCATGAGGTTTAGTCAAGACCATGAGATCTTTGATGAAGCTTGTAAGGCTAGAGATAGCTACAAAACTTCGGGGAATTTATAAAGCCCTTCATAATACCTATATAAGAAAGAACCCTATATGAATGATACATGGCTAAATGTCCTGATAGCAATAGCATGTTTTATAGGAGCATATCTCGCTAACTCTCGCTAACTGGCTAATAGCATAGGGAGATAATAGCTTCGCTTTACAAGTAATGCCCATAGAAGGGTTTGGAGATATGCCCATAGCCCATTTACAGATCAAACCAATACCCCGTCAGAATGGCATACAGAGCTTCTGAGCATATGATTATAGCCTGATATTGGAGAAATAAGTCTTACTGGATAGGAAGGTTTGGATAGTGGAGTAAAGTGGAGAGATGTGGAGTAGGTAACGGAGCGTCCGCTCCATCGTAACCGTAATCTTTCTCAAACCATTATATACCCAAACCTCAAACCTTGCAACCCCCAAACCCCAATATCCCCATATTGTTATCAAACCTTTATATATTTATATAGGGGAAAAAGGCTATCAGAATATACAGATATCAGGGATAATGGTTTGGTTATTGTATCTTATATAGGGGGAATTTAGTATAATTGATCAGGAGTTATTTAGTTAGATCTTTGATGTACCCCGACCAAACCAGGATAGCTATCCAAACCCTCATAGCCAACTTTCGGGGGTATCCAAACCATGATCGTAATCTATTCTCCATAGTAATATAACGCTCTACCTCAGCCTTATGCTGATCAGACTCTATATACTTCTCTGATGTAAAGTATGGAGAGATATATTCTCTTTGATGGAAACCTCTAGGACTCATATATATAGTATAACAGAATAGGTAAGGTTTGAATAGGTTAGGTTTGCCTAAGTACCCTCCCAAACCAGGCTATAAAGGTTTCAGGGATTTTTAACAAACCTTCGTAATCTTATTTGAATAAAGTTTCAGGGATTTTTTGGAGATCGTTCTTAATCCTTTTTTGGGGAAATATTATACATCATCGTAATAGGTTTGGCAATAGTGGTTTGGTAACATTTTGATAACGACACCCCGAGGCCCCTCCCCACCAGGATCACTCCTGGCAGGAAGAGTATTAGTTTATTTACTCAGGCTTAGGCTCAGCAAGGGTAAGGACATCATCAAGACTATCAAACCCTGTATCCTCTGCGATACCTAGCGAAGCAAGTAGCAATCTGAAACTCTCATTGAGGAACTGCTCTGCCATTGGGGTTGCCTCTACAATACCATTGGTAATAGCGTAGGCTAGTGGTAGTCCCAAGTCATTGTATTCTATGAAACTTGCGAATTCTTTCTCATCACGATAGTCCATCCATAGGTCTGCTAGAATTTCTGTCTTGATACTAAAGGCTGTTGTGTCTGCCATTTCTTTCTTCCCATTCCTCGTCTGCTGCCTCAGCAACAATCATTAGTCGTCTGTAATTAGTGCTTGGCTCAGTCCTTGCGACATAAGAACCAATCCTATCTAGGTTGAGGCGTTGGTCAGCAAGTAGGTTGCCAATCTTCACAGCCACCTTTTCCTCATCTGTCATTCCTCTTGTCATTATTCTCCTGATACATTATCTCATAAAAGGTAGGGGGTGTCAATAGAGAAAGTAGGAAATCTATCAACACCCCCAGTGGATACCCCAGCTACCCCTAACTAGGTGTATCCATATCGCTACGGAGTAATCTCAACGTAGCAAATCAATATTAAATTAAATCTTCATAGTACTTAGGGAGGCGATCGAAATACATCTTCAGTCTGTCAGACATCTTGTCCCAGTACTCGTATCTGAAACCCTCCAGGCCGTACCATGTGTCAACCTCATCTCTGAAGTATGGGTCCTTGTTTAGTCCTAGAGCACGAATCTCTTCAGCTGTTAGTTGGATAGGGTCATCCCACTCATCTTGGGCACCATCCGCATGTACGTATACGTGGATGTGCCAGTTAGCTGGGTCATAGACTGAGTCCCCTCCCTCATCTAGCTGTTCAGGTATGAAGATGTTAAGGTCATAGTCAATAGGACGCTTGTCCGCATTCTTATTACGCTTAGCCAACATAGGTTGTGACATAACCATACCCCTCACACTTTGAACACTCTGGGTCACCAGCATCTCCAGTCTCTTCCCAACGGTCTTCGTCATAGCAGGAACACTCTTCCTCTACAGATAGCAAAGCACTGTCCATGTCATCGTTCCACGGATTCTCTGTGATGTAGTATCCCAATCTATTTACATAAGCATAACCTGCTACAATCAGGTCACAGCCTTCGCCAGACACTAGAGTCCAGACAAAGTTGGGGTGCATAGACTGAACATACTCAACCTCTTCACCATAGGTCTCATACATAAGTTCGTCATGCTTACTAAACTTATTCTTGGTAGGCTTGAACACATCTGCCCATGCCTGCCAACCTTGATACTCTGTTGCCATTCTGTCTCTCCTACCTTCTAGAAATGGAAATCTACAAATACAAGATACCAGTTTTTGTTGCCTGTGTCAATACTTTCCAACATATATTTTGTGTTGGTAGTCTCGTGAACCATGTCATAGAAGTAAGAGTTGAAATCCCACTTACCCTGTGTCATGTCAATCATCTTGTATAGCTCATACAGCTGGAACCCAAAGTCCATTTGTCCGTTATAGCTATCAAGAACACTGTTTATATCAACATTCTTCTCATTGAAACTTTTGCGGTAGCCATTGAATTCGGCCATACGCTCATCAATAGCATTGTTTACAGCAGCAAGGAATGCCTGTGGATTCTCATCATATGATATAGTCATAGACTGGTCGTCATCGTCATAGCTATCTTTACCGTTGTCATTCCAACGTCCACCACCAGTTACAAACCAATCATACCAAGATGAATAGTTATACTCACTACCCATGTTTACTTCAAGGTAATGCTTTACTGAATTGAATGCGTGGCTCTTGTCATCTGCCTGAACTGCGATACGTTGTAATACGTGC